GTCTTTATGTCGACTGAGGTACGTTTGTATGTCTCGGCGCAACAACTCCTTGTGCGTGGCTGTAAAGCCACCTCTATGTACCTTCATAATCAACGTCACGTCATCATTTGCACTAAATTCTTCGGCATAAGCGTCTAATAATACATCAAATCCTTTCCGTTCAGTATAATCGCCAACGGTTATAAACTTGTAACCCTTTGCATTTAATATATTTGCAACACCTTTTTCATACCTGAAACTATCTGTCATGCCAAATCCAAGCCGTGTCACGCCTTTGATATACATATTCCACGCATCCCGATTGAACTTACTGAATGTAAACACCTTTTTTGCTTTCTTAAATCCATCAATCCAATCCGTTGGGATTCTATCGGTTTCAAAAAGCGAATATATATACACGTCTTTGTCGGTTTCTGGCATTCCTTCATGCCATTTCTGCATCACAACCAAAGGCGCATCTGGTATCATTGGCATTCTCGCCATACGTTCCAACCGTGTAGCTACATCACTGGACACCGAAATTCTCTCTTTGTTCCATTTGTCGATATGCTTGAACGATACCGTCACACCCAACTTATCAAGGGCAAGTAATATCTCACGTGTTATTAATTCGTAGCCAGATTGACCAGCTATAGCACCATACCAATTTAATGCGTATTTCATTTAAACCCCCACATGTAATTTCGATTCTTCTGTTTTTCTAACTTCCATGCCACACAATTTTTACTCCCTTTTAATTGCTTCATTTCGGAACCTCCATAACAACAGGATAATCAAGTGGGTGTTCAATCTTATTAAGCAGACGTTTCCAATCCCTGTCAACCTTTGATTGTGAAAGGTTTTCCATCGCCCACTTATATGCTTTGTCAATGTATTCTTTATTCTTGCCCTTCCTCGCTTCAATCATTGCCTTTGCAATTTCCTTTGGATTCGGAAAAGGTCTTTCTGTCAACTCCATACCTGTTACTGCCAAATGTCCCTCTGGCTTTATAAGCCTCGCCCTGCCAGCCGCACCAAGTTCACCCGTAGCAGAATCACCCAGTGTTATCACATGTGTCTTTGCCATAAACGCTTCCGCTATTAAGTACCCAAAGCCTTCACCACCAACACTGACAACGCAATTACACATATTTAACAGTGCAACATATTCTTCCTCTGGCATCAGCCTAATTGCAGACTTATTATTAACGGCGTAATCAAACGCATGTATTCTGCCTTTTAAACCATATTCCAGTATTAGTTTATTAACGTCATGCCCCACACTATCCTTGAAATTGACATTTAACCATAAACCAGATTCATTGTCACCTGTACGGTCAATATAAATCCTGTATGCCTTTATGATATGAATGAAATTCTTTCTGAAATGTGTTCGCCCTGAATAGAGGAACATAAATTTCTTCTGAGGATTAAATCTGTTTACCTTTTCCTTGACCACTTCGTCTGGAAGTCTGTGATAAACCTTATCGTCAATACCATGATATATCATAGCAATTCGATTTTCAAAATACGGCATGGTTTTCAATACCGCCCTTCTGCCATACTCTGTATACGTCACCACATAATCAGCACCGCCAATATAATCTTCAAAGTGCTTTGGCACTCCACCGCTATAACCAATACCATCAACTGCCGTATACATCATGTAATAAAACAAGCCTCTTGTCTTACACATATTTATATAATCAAAATTCCAGCAATCGCCTATTGTAAGCACAATGTCTGGACGTTCTTTCATTACGGTCTGGTCAAATATATCACTACCAGCTTTGGTTTGCGAATAAATGACGTTGTATCTAAATTTTCTATTGAGATTTATTTCTGAGGGACACCATGCAAGATACAAGATACCATGACCTACTTTGGATAATGCGTCAGCAACGGTTCTTCCAATTCTTGCTTGTCCTGTGTCCAAACGGGGATTTTCTGCGACAATGAGGATTTTCGACATGTGTTTTTAAACCTCTCTAAAGGTTAAGATTTCTTTTCCAACTTGCCTTGAACGGCAACGGTTAAGATTGCTATTTGAAAAGTATGCGGCTCTCTCGGTAACGACTTGTATTGAATATTAGTTACCATTATAGCACCTTTGGCTAATCCGTCAATACCCAATGTACTAAATTCCAGATTATTTATTATATCGTTTACATGCCCGATTATGCCCTTCGTTTTGTTATCACCAACAATTGATTCCTCATTGAATGGGTAATGGTCTAAAATAGTTATCTGCATTAAATGATCTGGCCTGATCAATAATGTACTCTCTACTTCTCTTGCAGTGCTGAGTGGCGAAATAGCAATATATGGAAGTTCATTGTTGTGGATTCTCGCTTCCTCAATTACATCTGGTGGCGTTATCTTTATAAAATACCGTCCAGTAAGTTTTTCCGTCAGTTCAACTTTTGTGCGTTTTAAAATTTCATCCATTTAGTTTTTCAATTTATCTCCAACCCATAGTGAAAAAACCTCGGCAATGTTATTTGCATCTTGATTTGAAAACCCCATAAATGAACGCTTTGGAATCGTGCCGTCTTTGGAACCTTCCTGATGAACAATCGCAATGTCTGTGCCGTCAGATTTTCTTATTGCAAATATCTTGAGTTTGTTTTTTGACTCACCCTTAAACTGTGGCGATGACTTCAACGCACCACTGTCTTGAAGTATCTTTGCACCCTTGCCTTTTTTCAATCGCCTTGCTACCGTTGCAGGCTTTAAAGGCTTCCACTTCTCTTTGTCTGGCGTACTCTCATTTTTAAAATTCTTATCAGTAGACGCAAGCATTACTATACCAGAACGCTTTAACGGAACCCTGTAATCAGTAATACTTTCAAATTCCCGTTCAAGCCTCTTTGATATTTTTTCGACATTTATATTTAAGTCTAAATCAATCATAGTCTTGCATCTGCAATATCATCAAGCCTGTCTTGATCTGGAATTTGATCAAATTCATCGTCAATGTCAAATGTTGGCGTTCTGTTGGCATGTGTATGAAATGCCGCCGCTTTTCCTGATGTCGTTTCAGCAAGCCCAATGCCTGTGGTTGCGATCTCTTTTAACTGTTCAATGGTTTCTGCATATAATGTGTTTAAAGGATTCTCTGAGACATTAATAAGATGTTGTAACCGTTGATTTTGAATCCACCACGCCGCAATTATATTCGAGTATTCTTTGATAATCTGTTCTTCACTTCCAGAAGTAAATGGAATGGAACCAGCAAAACGACCACGCAATATTCGGTTTATTGTCTCAAACGCATACCTGCGACCATTGGTTATCAAAGCATCTGCAACCAACCCTTCGGTTTGAAACTGTGGATGTCCTTCGTCAACGCCACCACTCAAAAAGTCTTTTCTGATTGTTGCATTATCACCGTAGTATGGCATTCGGTATTACTCCCGTGAATGTTTAAGCAACTCTTTTAAAGGTCTGCCATCAATAAGCTGTTTACGCATTTGACCGTCGATTTCTTTGAAACTTTCCTCAAGGTTATTACCACAAGTACATGTGTCTGGATAATTATTCACAAATATACCATGACAGTTCTCACACGCATAAAAACAATTCCTGTTCTCATTGCCGATTTCCTTTACTGCTTCCAACCAATCAGCAACGGTTTTGAAATGCGGTTCGTCCTGTTTCTTATATGCGAACCAACCATCATTGTTTTCGCTTTTGTTTTCTGCAAGCCTACCTTTTTTACTAACGAGTACCTTTGCAAAAGCATTATCAACGTCATTACCACATTCACATTTTTGTGGTTTACCATCATAAATGACATTGCAATCCATACACTGGTAATATTCCTCACATGCACCAACGCCTTCATCTGCAATCTTTTTGTTTAATTCTTCCATATTCCTGAATACTAATCCCTGCATAATTACGCCACCCCTTTTAAATGCAAAATTACCTTTGCAAATGCGGTATCAACTATATTGCCGCAATTACACTGGTCTGGTTTAATGTCGATGTAAATACCCTCACAATTCATACACTGATAAAATGTATGACCATGCTTGTTACCGTGAACAGCAAGCTTCTCTTTAAGTTCGCCCATATTCCTTAACGCTGGAATACTTGACTTCTGTGTAACGTCACACCATGCGTCATGTTCATCAATCTCAGTTTCCGCCTCCGCCTCTGTGCCTTCTGGCGTGTCGGCTTCATCACCAACTGGTGGCTCTGTGCCTTCGTCGGGGTCGATTTCGTCCATTAAATCATTACCCTCTAATGGCTCAACTTCATCACCAACTGGCGGTTCTGTGCCTTCCTCTGTCACTGTGTCGCCCTCTACTGGCTGAGTCACTTCCTCTGTAACCTCGCCATTTTTTTCTGTATTCTCGTTTACATTATCCACGATTATACCCCCTTAAATATTTCCATCCAATTTAATAGTCTTACCTTTTCTTTTGATGACTTCTTTCACTGAACCCAAATCACCCTTCTCTGAACCCTTCTCACCGTGCATCATTCCACATATTGCATCTGCACCATACCCTGCATTTGATAATTCGTGAATACGCTTCTCATACAGATACTCACTGAGATTACCACCACCACTTGTCTCAACCTCACGCTTTTGCTTTACAAATGCGGGACGGCTTACTGAAACACGGTTGTTGTTGTTCGGTTGGTATCTTCGCCTTGTTTTGCTAGTTATTATATTCGCCATTTTTTACAGACACCCCTTATAAAAAAAGGTTAGGATTATGTGACCATGAATCACATAACACCCTAACCTTTAGTTCATAAATAGTAATGATTTTTAAACATAACTTAACTCTGATTAAGTCAAAACGCTATGAAGATTATACCCACACTGTGTTGCAACAATCTTATTGTCTTTCAACATAGACATTTCATACCTTGTTCCTGCACGTCTTTCATCTCTGAAAGTCTTTACAAGAGGCGCACCACGTGTTCCACCCTGCCTTACGGTAAACTGTAAACCAAGAGTTTTGGATTCGAGTGACGGCGCAGAATCAACTTGTGCGATTATCGCATGGTTGCCCCACATCGTTGAAATGCTATCAGCCGCACCAATTAGTCCAGTATTTTCTACTGCACCAGCAACATTAATCTTCAAGCCCCACAATACAGGTGGCAATTCACCGTTGACAACCAGTTCCTTACCTGCAAAACCCGTAACTGTATATCTTAAAAGATTACGTACTGTTGAATCGGTTTTAATAGCATTCTTTACGCCAGTATTAAACAGGATAGTATTTGCAATTCCACCACCGTTATTCTGAATGGCAAGTTTACCAGTATCAATATCACCTTCAATATCAATAGTGCCTGAACCTGCATCCCATTTAACTGATGGTGTAGCCGCATCAAGTCCACCCTGTGTCACTGCTTTGATTATGTCGGCTTCCAAATCTCTGTCAATCCATTCCCTGATTAACCTTAAAGCCACTTCTCTCAACCTTGTCGGTGAATCGGCGTTTCTCATAAGCCTATCAGCAAGCAACTTGCTCAAGGAATATTCTTCACATGAATAAGTTTCTGTTGAAGGTTTAAAATCAATTTCCCTTGACGGGTCGCCAATTGCACGTCTGGAATCTAACCGCCTTAATGATTCACGGTCTTTATACGTGTAATACTTATCTGATTCTTTTAATACGAAAAATTCTGGAAACAATGCTTGACCCATAAAGGCTGGTGAACCAAGCATTATGGATAGATTACTTAATGGTCTATCCACATGTGTATCGTTCCTTGTAGGACTCGACATTATGCTTTCTCCTTTATAGGTTAAGCCGTAACGACTTCGTATAGATTAAGTTTTACTATTACTTTGTCACCTGATGCTGTTGCGGCTTCATCAAATGACCCGACAACACCGTCCCCACTAGCCCAGTTGTTTGAAGCAGTATCTTCGACCCTACCTACTGTATCGGCAATCATAGCGACTCGACCAAGTGTAGTGGCTTCGTCAACTTCCACATAAGAAGTACCGCCACGTCTAACGGAAATTCTGTCTCCGCTTGCCGCCGCCGCTTCCTGTGTAATACCATAAGCAACATCTCTTGCCGCCGATGGATATTTCACTATGTGGTCGCCGTTTTCAATAGAATCCAAAACAACCGCCCTATATTGTGCCAAGACCTCACCAGCACGACATGAATAATCGTCTGTTGATGCGGCTTGCGTTCCTCTTATAGACATGGTTTATTTGTTTTCCCTTTTTTCTTTTGC